GTCTTTTCTGCTTCGTCAAGTGAGTCAAACTCTTGCAGTACTTTGCCGCGTGTTACGTCTACTAATTTGTAAGTCATGGTTATACGTTGTATCCTTTACGTTGGCCTTTCAATGCTTGTTTAGGTTGTCCGTCTAACTTATAACGAAATGGCTGCGGTACATGTTGCCCAGGTTTTGTCACCTTTCCCTTCTTAATACCCTCAAGAGATTTGTAAGCCATGATTAATTCCTCAATACGATTTGATCTAATTTGTTTTCGATACGTACCATATGGTCTTCCATACGTTGGACCATTACTGATAGGTCAGCTTTAGATACGTAGTCTTGCGCCACACTTAATTCAATAGCGTCAATACGCCTATCAAGACCACTAATTCGGTCATGTACGTTATTTATTCTGTTGTGTAATCTGTTATTTAAAGCTGCCCCACCACCAATCAAAGCGATGAGCGCAGTGACTGCTGCTTCCATTATTTAAGTGAGACAATTGGTACTACGTCGTGGCACAGCACTTCTACGCGACTGCCAGGACGAAAGGTAAAACCAGCTTTCATGATCTCTGTACATTTCAGAGCACGTACTAGCTCATAATCCAACCGCATCTTCTGTTCATGCCTGCGTGCGATCTGTTTGCAAGTTTCAACCATGCCACCATCTAGAGGTACGGAGAAGCCAAGCTGTACACCAAAGTTTTGGGTACGTTGATATGCATCTGTGTGTACATCACCGCCCATATAAAAAGGTTGAAATGTCATTGTTGTCCCGTTACAGGAGTTACCACCAGCAAAGACTTGCCTGGAGGGTGCTCCATTGTTCTGGAACTGCACAGCTTGGTTAGTCACATTTCCTGTTGCAGCGGCTACAGGGCTTGAAGTATTAGATACCTTTGGATCATCTCCTGCGTAAGCTGGACTTACTGTGAGAAGACTGACAAGGAAGTAGTAGTAGAGACTTGTTGAATGGTTTCGTTGATGTCGATTGTTTCTACGATCCCCGCCACCCTGTCTACTATCTCCAGTTGGAATGGATCTCCAGCAGTAGTTACGGAAAATGTTGTGGATCCATCTTCGATTGCACCACTTGCTGTTACGTTGGTTCCTGACCATGATTTATAATCTCCACCGTACACTTCTGTTGCAATTGTACGGTCAATATCAATAGTTGTAGTAGTGGTAGATTGCATACTACCTTGTGTAAAATTAGGTGTAACTGATTGAGCTGACACTGGTGCAGCGAGCAGCAATAACAAAACTAATTTTTTCATTTGTTCTTTTCCCTAGAAATAGAAAACGTTGCTAAAGTTCCACTTAAAATAGAGGCTACATAAGTAGGGTCCATCTTTTCCATCCATCCTGCATAACTAGCAGTTAAGAGTCCGGCGGACCAGATAAGGACGATGAACTTGATAAGTCCTCCTTTTTTTTCATCTTGTTCCATGCTTGTTTAAGTATAGGTTTAAATAAACTAACTAAATGTTTAAACAAAGAAGTAGCAATTAAAGTAGCTGCAACTGAAACAAAAGCTGTAGTAGCTGCAGTAACTACAATTGCAGTACTAGGTACAGGTACTTCAATATCAGTACCTGGTATCCCTAGTGTTTGTACTTCTGGTGGTTGTATTGGTGGAGGTTTAGCTATCGGTTTAGGTGTAGCCTCTGGTTGATTATCTTTAGCGTCAGGCTTAATACCCGGAGGTGGTCTAAGGTCGCTAGGAGGCACCACCAAGGGCTTGTAATAGGGTAAATCAGCTCTTGGCACCTCTAGTACTGGTGCAGGTAATTGAAGAGCCTCAGGGAGCGTTATAGAGGGGAAGACTGGCGGCTCACCCAAGTCCATTATTTAACTGGAAATAGACCGTTACGAATAAACTCAACAGCTTTATCGTCGATATCATTGTCGGTTGACTCAACCAGTTTGGTAAGCATATCAACAATAAGTCGCTTCACCTTTTCAGACTGTAGGAATGAAAATAGGATTGGACGGATAAGAGTAATCATGATGTTAAAAGTTCAATTTGTGCGTTTGTTAAACGTGTTGGGTAGTAGGTAATTTTCTGAAGGTTACCGTGCATGTTGTCAGCAATTTTGATGTCAGCACTTACTGCAGGTGGTGTATAACTTGTAATTGTTTTAACTACTGAACCATTTAAAGCATAGACAACATCATTTGCTTGATATGCAATAGCTTCTTTCATGGTTGTTACAGCAGACCCGTGGGTATAAGTATCTGAAGATGCTGTTGCAGTAAATACAGGGACACCCGTACTAGACGATTCTAATTTAAATACACCAGGAATCTCAAGACGTTCTTGTGTACCTATACCACTGCTATATTGATTGATGCTAGTTTCATAGATAATAGTGCCTTCACTTTGTAGCCACCACTCAGCGTGGGACATAGTAACAGTCGCATCATCGAAGTAAGAAGCTGAATAAGGTGCTATGTGGTGACCCTCTGTTAATGTCAGACCCCAAAAATATGTGTCTGTATCACCCCAAGAATACTCAAAAAATGTATTATCAGCACTACGGTTAGGATAGACAGCAAGTCTCAGATTATTAAACGTCCACGGGGGATTATAATCTAAAGTCCCATCATACGTAAAAGTATAGCTGATTCTATACCAACCATTATGGACTTTTTTAATAACACCTGATCCTTTAGTAACTGTTCCGATTTCACCGTTACCACCGTTACCACTTAGATTAAAGAAACAATAAAAATTATTATGAGTTTGGGGTGAAACATTTTCATCTCTTACAGCAAGCACTAACCATTCTTCATCGTTACCTAACCCTGAGGCTATCCCACTTTTTGCATATATTGAAAACGTGTACGTAGTACCATTGACGAGATTAAAGACTTCATGATCAAAATTCTCTTGAAAATTTTGGCTACGTACAAACGTACCTTCAGTATCATTGGTACCGTAACCACTGGAGCGACTGCCAGGACCAGCAATATTTTCAGCTCCTGAAATATCAGCAGCCTTATCAACATTATAAGTGTTGAAGTAAGTACCTGTAAAGAAATCGTACGGCCAAGCTATTTGATTGTTTTGTGTATTCGTTTTGGTTGGTGTATTACCTCCAGCTCGAACTAAACCTAGGCTTTCATGTGTAAGAGGGTCATAGTCAAACAGTGGCTGTTTAGTAGTATACTGCAGTTCACCAGTTATATCTGGAACCATCCCCGCTGTCGAAGAATTAGAACTATTTACACTTCTATTAAAACTTGTGTAAGGACCGAAAGCCTGTGTTTGTGTAAAGTCCTCAATTAATGTTGGCTTAACAGTCGGGTATAAATTTTTTACGCTCATGGTTTAACAGGCCAGGTAGGGTTTGTAGGGTCAGCTGTATTTGCAGGTAAGTCACGTAAAGCTTGTCGATAAGCTGTCATTTCAGTAGACATTGTTTGATCACTTAGTGCTAAGTAATCTGTTTCCGTTAACAGCTTGTTTCGTGTAGACCTTAAGTCTTTAGAAGCTTCAACTACTACTGCTGCATCATATGCAGTCTGTAGTTCTGCTTCTGTTGGTTGTGCATCTGGTCCATTCCATTCAACAATTGTATGGGGTGGTACGGATTGGGTAAGCTTATAAGTATTAGCATTTAGACCTAGGTAGTCTATTGCAAGATTAATGTCCATAATTAAGTAAGTTTGTAAATGACAACTTGTGTATAAACCTCAACGTTACCAAAATCCGTTGCAATTCCAAAGCCATGAGCAGGTTTACTGGAACTAGACCTGTGCTGAACCTCAAATGTTATGTTTGTACCACTAATTGTGATAAGCATATGTCCTTGTGAAAGAGTATGCGACGGATCAGATACATCTGAATTAGATACGTTTCCATACGCATATACACCAGTGCTTGTTTGAAGCCTTGTCTGATGCCTGTTGACATCAAAGGCAGGTGCTGAAAAATGGATGTAGTAATCGCCATCTTCACTTAAAGTAAACTGATTACTACTTACTGATACAATACTATTAGGATCATCTTCATGACCTAAATCTCTTGTGCGCCAAGCACCAGCATTAAACGTACCACCATCCGTTGTAGATGGTTTTTCATCAAATACATAAGCGATTTTAGTTGGGGCTGGTACACTACTTGTAAGAGCAACAGTGCCAGAAGCATCAGGAAGAGTAAGCGTTTTACTTCCACCACTTACACCAATAGGACCTTTAATACTTACATAATTATTGCCTCCACTATTGGTTGAGCTAAACCTTAGTTCATTATCATTAATTGATACTGGACCTGATGCCACAATAGAGTCACTATTTTGTAGTGACATCGAACCCAGCATCGAGTTAGTAGGTATTTCATTTTCATCAGTACCAATATCATGTTGAGTGACAATAGGAACTGCAGATAAACCATTCTCAGTAACTTTAACTAAGCCAGTACCATTAGCAACTAGGTTAATATCACCGTTAGTAGTTGACGTATTGATGTTAAAGGCTTGAACATCTAGGTTACCACCAAGTTGTGGAGTAGTGTCACTGACAATATCAGTAGATAATGCAGCAATACTATTAGAAAGTATTAAGTCTGCAGCATCTACATAATTAGTAAGTATTAAGTCTGCAGCATCTACATAAGCCTTAGTTGCAGCATCTTGTGCAGAGGTTGGGTCGGTAACATTAATAATCTTAGAACTACTGACATTTACATCTCCACTACCATCAGGATTCAAAACAATCGAT